TCAGAAACAAATTTTTGTATAGCTGTTAATCTGCTTTCCATAGCTTGTCTTAGCTCTTCTCCATAATTGTCAATTTCTTGTAGTGTTGGGTATCTTGGTGCTTCTCCTTCTACAAATACTTTTTTAGTTACTGAATAATCAACTAACTTAGTTCTTACACTTTCTATAGTTTCTGTTATTTGATCTACTATTTTCATATCGTCAGTTCCTTTACTACTAATAATATTTTGTAAATACAATGATTTACCTTGTATTATTCTTGTTGCTGTTGCATTAGCATAATTTCTTTCTTCGTTAACTTCTGCATCTACTTTACCAATTAGCTTGTCTTTTCTTTCTTGATCTTTTGGTAGCTTCAAAGTATTTTCATACCACGCATTTATTTTGGTATAAGCTAACTGTTCGTTTCTTATCTTCCCTCCTTCTAATTCAAAAAGTATTTGATTGTAACCTTCTTCACTATAAACTCTGTATGTATCTCTATTGTTCTTTAACCAAGTCAACGCTTTAGGGTCACTTGATGCTATCTCTAATATTTTTTTTCTTTGTTCTTCATTCGGATTTGGCAACAGCAACAAATCTTTCATTTCTTTCTTTTTTAAATTTAACTCTCTAGGACTATTTATTTTTTGATTTTGTATTCTTAGTGCATTAATACTTTTAATTGCTGCATTAACTTTTTTTTCGTAGTCTTTTTTATTCTGTAAAACATTATTAGTAAAATATTGTGGGTTTCCATCTTTATCTAATACTGGATTAACTACTACTTCTCCATTTATAACTTCAGTCTTAGTCTTTAATTTTCTAGGAAATAAATTAGGAAACTGTTGCAAGAAATCTATTGCCATATCAAATCTTTCATCTCCCAGTTCTGTCATAGATGCCATTAGCACCCCACGTTCTGTTATAAATGGAATCAATACCTCGTCATAAAACTTAGATAAATCTTCTGCTTGATATATCTGGGTTATGTTTTCTACAAGATTTTTTATATCATTAGCTTCTTGTTCTAAATTTGGTTGTCTATTTTCTTTGTTAGCAGTAGTAACATTTCTGATGTAACTAAAATATATAAGACCTAAATCTTCTTTTACAGTTTTTTTGTATTCTTCTAATTTAAAGAAAGCATGATCTTTGTCGTGGTCTTTTGCAAAGTCTTTTACTCCTTCTTCTATCTGTGGCAAGAATGATCTATTGAAATAAAACTCACTTATGTTTGCTGCTTCTACGTTTTTATTTCTGTATTGACCAAGAAAGTTTTGTACTTCAGCACTTTGAAAAGGATATGCTGATAGTGGTTTCATTTCTCCTGTTACGGAGTCGGGTACTCTGTACGTCTGATAATCACTTGATATTTCAGATTTGAAATTCTTACCAAGTGTTATAGCTTTAGCTTCTTCGTATGCGTTTTTAAACCATATACTTTTACCTCTAGTTATTTCTATATCCTGTTGTTGTTGTGTTTTCTTTAACGCTGCCAAACTTGTAGCGTATGCTTGTGATGTTTCGTCTAGTTCAACATTTTCAGGAAATAAAAGTTTTTCTACGTTTGTATATGTTCTTGCTGATTTAGCACCTTCAGTTTGTGCTTCTGCTACATCTTCTTCTTTTATATCTTTTATTTTTTTTACTATATATTTTTGCAAGTTAGGTTCTATAACAGCCAGTGTCTGTGCAATTTGAGACAAACCATCTTGTGTGTTTATAGCAGGTTGTGTACTTTGAGAAACAAAGGTATCTCTAGGTGTTGTAAATGATTGAAAACCTGATGAAGTCATTATTCAGTAAATGTTTTTTGTCCTGCATCAAGACCTAAATAAGTCTGTAATCCAGTTGACGCTATGTTTCCTATGGTCGGTAGCAGTCCTTGATAGTTCTGCATTGCTTGTGTATATCCTCTGTTCTGTATATCCATAGCTTGATTTCTTCTGCTATCTCTCTGTGCAACAATAGCTGCTGCATCTCTACCATATTGTGCTTCTGCTGATTGTAAAGACTGTTCAAGGCTTTCTCTCAGTCCTGCTGTTTGTCTTTCAATATCCATTTGTATAAGTTCTATTAATCTACCTGACCTGCCTTCTGTTGCTGCTGCCTTACCTCTAGCCTGTAATCCTTCTATAGTTTTTGCTAATTTTTTTTGTGCAGCATCAGCCCTTCTTTCTAGTAACTGTGAGTTCAATGCTTCTTGTTGTGCTGTCAATGCAGCGTCAGCAGACCTAGCTGTTCTTTCTGCTGCTTGATATGCGTATGATGCTGTTTGTCTAGCAACTCTATTTTTAGAAGCTGCACCTGCTACTTGTGTAACTGCACTCAAAGCAAGCGAAGCGTTAAATAAATTACCTGCTGCTCCTGTTATTCCAAATAGTCCTGCAACAAAACACATTACACTATCCTCGAAAATTCAACGAATGGTTTTTTATGTTGTCCATACTCCTTATGATATTTAATAAACTTAAAACCTAAAGTCTGTAACCACTTCATAGCTTTTTCGTTTTCAGCATATACTACATTGTATAGAATTTTATATGATTTGAGCAAATCATCAACCCATTTCCTACCTTGCCTTATCAGTTGTATTTTATATTTATCATTAGAAAATAATTCTTCTGTAGCAACCATATAAATACAACCATTAGCAGTCACACCACAGATACCAATAGGATTATCATTATCTCCACAGATAGCCATAACTACTTTACTTGCTAGATAACTAACTCTTAATGCTGTGTCTGGGTCTTGTCCTGTTTGATATACAGCTTCTAATCTATCCATATCTCTCATGTTTTCAGAGACATGATGCAAGTCTTTTAGTGTACATTTTCTTAAATGACCCATTACATTCTCCTACTCTTCATGTGAAACATAGCTTCATATTCTGCACTAGCCAATAGTGTTGGCAGGAATGTTTTATTCTTTACATCTATATCAACCTTGTCTGCTCTACTCATTATTGGAACTCTAAATGTACCTGTCTCTAAATTAAGTTGACCAATCGCAGCAGAAGCAGCACCCAAAAATCGACCACTAAATTTATGAGTGCTAGTATCTCTTAACTCAGGTGTTACTTCTACTTGAAAGAAACCACTCTTTTCAAACTTTATATAGAAATGATGTAGCTGTAATCTGCTACTAATAATCTCAGCACTATTTTGTTGTGGGGTTTCAGTTATTCTTTGCTTACTAAATCTATAGTGCATATCATAAGGTTCTCCTATAATTACTTTTGCATTTCTATAATCTCCATTTGCTTCTATTGTTGCTGTTGAACCATTAGTTAAATTTGTAGATTGTATAACTGTTGCAGGTTTTAAGGTTTGTGTCACTCCATTAATATCAACAAACGTACTTGTCTCATTACTTGCTAGAAATCTACCTACTATATCCATCTTTGCTCTAAGTCTATAAGGTAAGGTAAATGTAGTCTTATCAGTAGATGAGTTATATGAAACTGTTACGTCTGCTTCAGTTACTTTGTGATCTAAGTGAAATTCAAAGTCTGCATTAGTTTCTTTAAAATCAGATTCAAATGGTATCTTTTCTAAGGTAACTGTATTAGCTTCTTCTATAACTAAAAACAAATCAGTGCCTATAAAGTCAACATTTTTGATAGACCTGTTTTCATTAATAGTAAAAGTAAACCAACTGTTTAGAACTTTTTGTCCTTGATTACCAAATAACCATCTATTTATAAATAATTTATTAGGATTATCAGTTCCAACACAAACAAGAATATCTTGATTATTAGATACAGCTAATTTAAAAATATTACTTGGTATCAGTCTTGGTACATGAATAGTAATGTTTGCTGCATCTCTAGCAGTTTCATTAGTCTGCGTAATATATTCACGAATACCTGCAAAGTTACCTTTTTTAGTTAAAAAGTAAATTGAATTACCAGAACCTACAGGAGCAGCATCATCTGAAGACTCAAACTCTGTTGATACAAGTACGTTAGCTGTGGTCGGTGTTAAGTTATCTGCTGAACTAGATAGTACAAATTGCGTTTGTTCAGAAAATAATATCAACTGTTCTCCCATAGTGACTGCGTGTTTTAAGATAGCAACTTTTGTATGGGAAGCAGCTACATCTATAGGGTGTGAGTCAACTACAGTAAGAACTGTATCAGGAAAAAAGTTAAAGAACTCTGAAACATTAGAGAGTATTACATTGTCATCTGCTAAAAATCCTAATCTATTTCTAAAAAAAAATACGTTGTTTATTTTACTACCAATAAATGAAGGGTCTTTTGCAGATTCCGTATCTCCTGCTGTTCTTTCTCCCCATACAGGTAACGTATATGTAGTACCACTTAAGGTATATGTATCTCCATCAACTCTTGCAAACCTAAAATTACCATCTGCCTGTCTAATCAAGACGTGTGGCATAGTGGCATAGTCAAACTTAAATTGAATACCTGCTTCTACTGTTTCTTCCCATTGACCTTCTTCTAAAGCATTGCCATTGTTAGTGACAAACTTTACATAGTAATTATCAAAGTTAGTGCTTTCATCTCCTTTTACTTCTACTACCATTCCATTAGGAGAAACAGCAGGTAAGTCTGTAAATCTTTGAACTGAGTTTTTTACTATTGTTAACTGCGTATTACCTTGAGTGTCAGTGCCATCTATAGCAAAATTACTACCATCACTCTTTTTTATATGTATTACACTTCCACTTCTTGCAATAGTAAAACCAGATAATCCTGAATTAAGACCTGACTGCAAATCAGCAGCAACTTGTGATGTACTTAAAGATGAATCATTAGTTGTGTCATCAGTTACAGTTACACCATCAACAGTAACAGAGTAAACAGTATCGTTAGAAACTTGTTTTACAAAGATAATTGCTTGTGTAATGTTACCTGCGGATAGAGTTGAATCCATTGCAGTTACCTGATTTGTATTAACAACAAAAGTAAAGTCAGCAATAGTTACAGTTTTAATAGTATCTCTAGGATTTGAAGTATTTAGGTATGCAGTTCCATCTGGTTTTGTTACTGTTTTTTCTGTGCCATCTAGCTCATATACTTTTACATTTCCATTGCTAAATATCGCTACATATCTTTCATTGACATCTCTGTTTATAGTTTGAATATGAACATTACCTAGCGTGCTAGTACTTAGATTTGTAACGTGTTGTATGCCTGATCTTTTTACTAAACCTACGACTGGATTACTGTCAGCATTATCTTGTATATCAGCGTGGTCTGACTGCTTAGAAGAATCTGAAGACTGTGATACACCTCTAAGTAGTGTAGGTATTGATCTTGATACTATCGCCATAGTTATCTGTTAAGAACATCAGCAGGTGTAAACGTATTCATAGCATTATTAAGACTTGGATCGCCTGTTAGAACATTATGGTCTGCGTTATCCATATCATTTTCCATAAGGTTTGCTCTTGCTCTTGCTTCATCTTGTGCTGTATAAGTTCTTAATCCATCATCTCCAACTAATCTATCTACAAATACTCTTGCTGCTCTTATGTTTATATATCGTCTAGCAGATTCAGGTATCTCATCAAAGTTTCTAAAGTAAGTAACATTACAAGTTAAGTCTTCATCAAAAACATAAGTATTATTTTTTCTGTCATACATTTTCAAACCTCTTTGTATGACATCAATAGTTGGGTGGTCAAAAACATTAGCATCTACTTTCAATATGTCTGTACCAAGAGCAATTTGATTACTGCCATCTCTAGTTAGTACTACATTAAATTCTTGATTAAAAGACCAACCTTCATTCTGTACGTCTTTATTTATTTCAGCTAAAGTCTTTTGTGCTGTAACAGCATCTACTGGAAGAGTACCAGTCAATGTATTAATAGGTGCTTCGCCTATTGCAGCAAGCATGATATTAATACATTCAAGTTCTGTGGTTGCAGCTACAGCCATTGTTTAATAACTTGATTTAGACATCTTAAGAGACATCAATTTACTTTTAAGTTTACCAGATTTTTTTTTCTTATTTTTTTTTGTAGTTTTATTAGGCATAAAAAAAAAGGGTATCTAATAATAGAATACCCCATTTTAATCATTTAGGTAGATTATGAAGCAGACAATTTGATTGTTGCTGCACATTCTGGTCTTAGGATTCCATGCCCAAGTGCGTACTTCGCTAACATCAGCGTTGATTGGTACATAATACCATAGTCCGCACCTGAGATTTCAGTTGTCATGTCCTGTAGTTTTACAGTTCCGACTGCGGATTTATGGAATACCAAACCTAGCGTCTTGCTATCATCTCCTGAGTAGGTGTTATTAGCACCTGAAGGGTTAGAGCCTACGTTAGTTTGTGGTACGTTGTTAGACATCATTATAGGGATACCTGCAACCTGTGTTACTGTACCTGCTGCAACAGAACCATTACCCTGTGGGTTAAAGTCTGTATTCATAACTCTGGTAGCAGACTCAGGAATCTTATAAAATTCCGCAGGTGGCAACACACAGAATCTATCTGTGCTTGGAATGTCACGCTTGTCAAACTCTTCAGCAATATCATAGATAGCTGCAACCAGTTCATCACCAGTTACGTTTGCTGAAGCTGTATTACCAGAAGCAAGAGTAAGAACAAAACCGCCATCTCCACCACTAAGAGTAGTTGATGCACGACTAGCATTAGCAATTACCTTTGCTACGTTTTGATCGTATGTCTTGGCAAGTGCCTTTCCTAGTTCAGCAGAATAAGTAGCTCTTACATCATAGTGATTCTTAAGCTCATCTAATCTGGCGATTACTGCTTGAGCAATGAGCATATCATCTATGTTGATGATCTTCTCATTAGCCTTGATCTGGTTTGCTCCTACGAGGGGTGTACCAATCGTATGATACGCAGCAGTCGCAGTGCCTAAAACTGGGAAGCTTGCCGATTTGCCAGAAGCAATAGTTCTGACAGAATGTAGTTGCTCGTTGAAAATATTATTCTGGGCAAAACTTGTTAGAACTTCTCCACTAAAAACTTTCAGGAATAGTTCATCAAAGTTTGTACCCGAATTATTAACAAGACCGAGCCTACTTACAGTTGCGTTAGCCATCTGTTTAGTAAGTGTTTGTGAATAATTTGTACTTTCTCTGTCTTTACTAACCTTTTCTCAAAGCGTTATCTGCAACGTGGTTGTCAGGCACTTTGATATGTAGATGTTGTATGCCGAGAGCCTAGCAGTTCCACTTGCGTAGAGCAAGTGCCTTTCTAGTTGGCCGCCCTTTACTGTCTTTCATTGCTCCTTTGACACCTTTCATTCTTGCACAAAAAGATTTCTTTCTACCTTTTTCACTTTTTGAAAGTCCACTTTTTTTAGTGACAGGTCGTTGCAACTTAGAACCTGTAGCAGCGTTTATTCTTCTTCTCCCACTTTCAGACAGTCCTCCTGTTGGATTCTTGTCTGACTTTCTAAGAGATAAAGATTTTCTGCGTGGAGACATGAACTACGAGTAAGAGTAGTTAAATAAAATATAACAGTTATGCTGCTCTTTGTCGTCTTTTGTGATTGTAAGTTATTCTCTTACCGCTAGTTTTTTCTCTTTTAAATTTAAGTCTTTCTCTATTACTTAATTCTTTACTTGTTTTAGGAGTCTTACTATTAACTCTTTTTGAAGGTCTGCAAGCAGGGTAAGGTCTGCCATCTCCCTTCTTACGACCACAAGGTTTACCTGTTTTTACATCTACCCATTTCTCTTTAAACCACCTGTCGAGACTCATTTGCCTACTTTCTTTTGAGCTATAGTATGTGCCTTTTTAAAAGACATACCACTACGCATACTCTTTTTCATTTCATTCATGTGTTTTTTTGAATGATGCTCTGAATGTTTTTTCAGAGTACGCATTTGACTAAGAGTTAGCTTTGCCATTTTTCTTTTTAAGTTGACGGACTAATAAAAAATCTTTTTTAGAAAGCTTGCCATCACCATCTTTATCAAGACTTTGTTTTTGTTTCTTTGAAAGTTTTTTCATGCTTTAGTGTAACCTCCTCCTGCTGCTTTGTATTGTCTAACAAGCTGACCACTTGCATAAGCAGAAGGCCACTTCTTGACTTTTGCTTTGACTCTAGCTTTGATTCTTGCATAGAGTTCTGGCTTAGTTGGTTTGTTAGCCATTGCCTACCACCTTAGAAGCTTCTAATCTTTTATATACAGATAATGTATAGTCTTGATCTTTACCATATCTAGGATCAGACATAGCTTTTGTAAGTTCTGCCTGTGTTTTAAATGTATTAGTATTACCTGCTGCTGTTCTACCATTTATCAGTTGTGGTTCATAACCTTCTGCTTCTCTCATCTGTGAAGCAAAACCTTGTACTGCAACCTTAATCATTGTTGGGTCTTGAGTATCAAGTATCTTGTCAAATGCCTTAAGAGTTTCATCAGGTACATTAGCCTGTGTCCATTCTCTAAGTTTTGAGTAACCTTCTTCTCCACCTGTAACTGATAAGATGTCATTTAACTGTGCATCTTTTATATCTTCAGCAGAATTAGCAGTACCCTTTAATCCATCTAGGTAAGTATCAATAACTTGTTTAGAGAATCCTGCTTCTCCTAGTTTCTCGTAATCATTTTCTGTAATTTTACCTGTCTCTGTAAAAGTATTACTAATAACTTGTGGGTCTATTCCAACTTCTTCTAGGACTGAAGCTAAACCATCTCCGTAAACTTCAGCAGCATTAAAATCATCATTAGTTTTTTCTGTTTGATTTTCTTCTTCAGTAGTTTCTTCAGTAGTTTCTTCAGTAGTTTGATCTATAGCACCAAGTTTACCTTCTAGTTCTTTGTAGCTGTTTACCATATCTTCAGCAGTTTTAAACTTACCTGCAATAAGTCCATTCTCATCTCTTAGACTTTCAATATCCTGTGAAGACATTGGTGGTGTTTCATTTGCCTGTACTTGTGATGATGTCATAGTGGTTTTTTGGTTTAACTATAAGTGATTGTACTGCCATGTCTAGTAGTGACAGTCTTACCTTGATTCTTTGACTTAGGTGTACCTTCTTCATTTACACCTAATCTACTGACAACTGCTTTTTCAGGAGCTACATATTTCCCATTGTTGTCTCTTGGTTTTGTAGTCTTCTTAGACTGGCTGTTCTTGTTGGGCATTAGAATCCATTTGTTGTGAGATAAGACCTGCTTCAGCCTGTTTCTTGGGATCAAGTAAAGGCGAGCCTACAGCAGCACTACCAAGACTTCTAACAAGTTCTTGTTGTTGTAGTTGTTGTTGCTCCGCAGCAATCTGTTCTCCTGATTTTACCAACGTTTCAGTATCTATGCCAATACTGGTAGCTAACCTCTTGATAGCTTCGTCAACATTAACGTATTGTCTCATCACATCAGCACCTAAAGCCTGTGCCAAAGTAGTAATAAACTCAAGTAACTTTTCTTTATCCTGTCCTCTACCTAATCCTTGTAATCCTGTAATGATTGATAGACCTACTATATCTTTTGGTAGCTCTGGCACTCTACCTGCCTTTGACAATAGGTGCATACGTCTTCTGAGATAAGGTAGTTGTAGTTCTGAAGACAGGATAGAGTAGATCCCCCCAAGTGTTGACTCTAGTTCTTGTGTAAGAATCTTTAACTCTGTACTTGTTACTCTTTCGGCATCACGCTGTACTGCTTTTGCCATCATAAAAGCATACTGTAATCGCTGTTCTATTCTTTGTACTGCTGTAAAAGATGTCTGCAAATCTGCTCCCTTACCTACCTGCAAGACAGATACATCTTGTGCGTTACCTTCTCTGATAGCTCCGTTAGGTGCTTTAGCTAGGGTAGAAGCTCTCGTTGTACCATTGGGATTTACAAGAAAAACTGTACGTGCAGACGCAGCAGCATTTTCAATTATTGCTTTCATCAATCCTTCAAGAGAAATCAAATCTCCTCTGTACTCTTCAACGTATCCTCTTCCGTAACTTTCTGCACTTAACCTTGTGAACCTGAGATTTATAAAAGGAGTTACATCTTTCCTTGCCCTACCTTCTGTGTTTGGTATCCTTTCTCCTTTACATTCTTGATGCCAATTAAAGAAGTCTCCATTTCTTTTGACGTGTGTATATATATCTAAATCTTCTTCTAAAGTATTCTCTGTGTATTTTGCTTTCTCTTCTAGTTTTGCTACAAAGTCAGGTGGTAAGGCTTTACCATTTACTGTTTCTTTAATAATAATTTCTAAAGTATTTCCGTTTGGGTCACGTTTGCATACATATTTTTCTAGTGGATATACTTGTAATCCTTCGTTTGTCAGATACAACAAAACATTCCCACCAACAATAAGATGTTTTAATGCTTCAAACATTGCAACTCTATCATTTGATATTTCAATCTCACGCATCAAAGCATTTTCAACTTTGCGTAATGCTTTATCTATTTCACTAATAGCTTCAGGATTAGTACCATCTTGTTGTATCTTTATTTGATCTAATACAAGTTTAAAGAAAGGAATGTTAGTAGGAAAAAGACCTGTCAATAGTTTTGCAGCAAGGCTATTAACACCTGCTGCACCAATAGATTGATAAGGTGTTTTAATTTTACTTCTTCTTGCACCACTACCACCTGAAGTTTCAGGTATAAGATATGGCAGGGTTAATTTACTAGACTCTTGACCTTCCCTAAGATACGTTGATCTTTCTTGTGCTAGTTGTTCATACAACCCTGCTGCTGTAACAGCCGAAGAAGAATATTCCATATGTTAAACAGGTGTCCTTAAGTTACCAGATTCGGTTTGTGTATTAGTTAGTAAAGGTATTCTCAAAGAAGCAGTACCCCTTCTAGCTGCTGATCTTGCAGTTGTAGTTGCAGCCCTTCTTCCTTTCTTGGCAATGTCTTTTCTCTGTGTACCTGTAACAACTTGTTCAGCAGTCTTCTCTGCTTTAGGTGCTACTGGTTCTGGATCAGGTAGTGGGGGTGGAGGTGGAGGACTTCTAAAACACATGGTTAACCATACGTAGATTTATTATTCATTCTAGCTGTTGCTAGATCTTTTGTATTTCTTGTAAGTAAAGATGTCGTTCTATCTAAGTTTGTATTTACAGTCGAGTTCCCTGATGTTTCTTTTTTCTTTCTCATCATTCTTAACTTCTCTGTAGCTTTTGCTGTATTCTTTGGTTTATCTACACCTGTCTGTTCTCCTGTAACAACAGGAGGTGCATCTTCAAACTCAGGTTTTTTAGGAGCAGGTGCAGCTTTAGCACCACCGAAGAAACACATAATTAAATACCTTTGGTTGTGTTGTCTAACATAGTTTGACGTTGCCTTTTTTGCTGTTCAATAAGATAGTCAACAACACTACGTTGTCCTGCTCTATACCATATCTCCCTATCAGATAATGACAAGTCAGGGTGTCGTTGTGGGTACAGATTATCTAGACCCTGTATAAGGTCATCAGTTATTACAGGTAATAAGTTACTTGCCATAGTTTCATGCTACCATTAAATCAATGGGAGTGGTTACCCATTGGTAAAGCGTAGAGAACCCCTAAGACAAGTGACTCGTCTTGGGGGTTTTCTCATGGATTCCAAAGTTTTACTTCACCTGTATTATAATCGTAATCTCCTTCTCGTAATATTCTAGTAAGTCTTGCATTAAGAATTGCATCAGCAATACTGTAACCTTTCTTTGTATATGTTTCCTGTACCTTAGACCATAGTGCATCTTGTGTATCAGGAGTTTCGGCTAATAATTTTGTAGCACTTACCATACCTAAACCTTTCACTCCTACTATTCCATCTGTACTATCTCCTGCTATAGACATTTTAAACCAATGTCTGTTTGCTTTCTTTTCTGTAATATGTTCTACCTCTTCAGTAGCTATCAGCTTACAAGGTATAGTTCTCATGTCCTTATCGACTGATACTATTATTGGATTTTTATATTGTCCATTAGTAGCTAGTAATCCAAGTACGTCATCTCCTTCTAAGTTTGGATAGGATACACAGTCATATATTTTGTTACAGTTATTAATTACTGATCTCAAAGCTAGTGGTTTTCTTTTAGATATTCTATGTATTTTGTATTCAGGAAATATCTCATGCCTGAATGTTGGATAAGAAGTAAAGCACATAACCACATCATGCTTGTCTTCTGCTATCTGTTTATATACTTCTAACCTGCTTTCAATCAGGTTCATTATATCTCTTTCATCAGAGTGAAGAGTATGTTGCCAATCATTCCATCTTGTATCTATTTCACAAGCACAACAGGAAGAATAGATTAGCCAGTCAGCATCAATTAATAAAGTCATAGTTTTGCAAAATCATTTTCATATACAATTAATCGACCTGTCTTTTGGTCGTATAATAATTTATCTACTTCTCCTGTCATTCCAGTATGTCTAGATTTAAGTACCTTTAGCTGTAATCGCTGTCTCTCACTAGCATCTCCTGTCTGGTTTCTGGAAGCACTCAGTACAACATCACTTAGTTGTAGTAGTGAATGAGATCCCCTCAAGTCAGAGGTGTCAACCTCCCTGCCCGACTCATGTGATTGTCCTTGTGGTCTGCGTAGGTGGCTGACCAATACAAGAGCTATACCTGTGGCTTCACATAAACTTCTTAGCTTGGTCATTATTATATCTATTGCTTTGCGTTCATTGTCTAACTCAAGACCAGATAAAACTATACTGATGTGATCAAGGATTACTACCTGCACTCCATCTACTGTTGCTAAGTATCTGATCTGTTCAAGCAGTACATCAGGTTCAAGACTACCGAAGTGATTGTATAAAAACAAATTACGACTTGAAGTAAGTTTATCAAAGGCAGTCTTTAAGGCAGCTTCATCTATGCCATCTTCAGTTAGATGTAAAGGAACATTCAAGTCAATGCCTACTAA